ATAACCAAACATATTGGATTTTTTTATGAAATCTATAATCTTCAATCTTTTTTCTAATATGAATTAAATTATTGTACATCATCACATCTCTGTCTATGCTTTTCATTCTTTTAAATTCTTTTAATCCAACTTCTAATCCATTATTTGCCATATTCCTTTTTGAGAAGAATCTCTACATCATCACGAAGAGGTAATTTTTCTTTATTAGAGATTGCTCTAATTAAATCTTTTTCATTTGGATAGACTAGGATTATATCTTCAGCCCTTTTTCTTCCAATTCCTTTAATGTTTTCGAGCTTTTCCTGATAAGATTTTTGTTTTTTTTTAGACTTAATTTGTTTTGTTTCAACTGTTTTTTTCCCTATTTTTCCTTTTGTAGTTTCTGGCTTTTCAACTTTTTCAAATTTGTAAGCCTCTCCAATTTCTTCAGGAAGATCTATGATTTCTTCTTTTCTTACAGTTTTCCAAACATATCCTCCAGAATCTACTGGTTTTGGTGCTTTAAGTCTAACCTTAACAGTTTCGCCTTTGTTTATAAACCTCATTTTATTCCTCCTCTACCATAAGATATACCTTAACACTTTCGCCTTCTGTTCCTGATGCAACAGACAATTTAACTCTTCCATAAACCACAAAAGGTTCATAGATCTCATGAGTCCCATCATAAGTTACTCCAGTTCCGGTGTTATCATGAACTTGGACTCTTGGGTAATATGTTGCATCAGTATTTGCAGCAGACAAATCCAAAATTTTCTGCGCTGATGCTTCTCCGTCTGAATCAAGATCTACAGTACAGGTATGTGCTGGGTAGTCAATTCCAACTGCAAGGATTCTGCCTCTTATAGGAACGCTATAAGCTGAAGCAGTTCCAGCTGCAGATATTGCACCACTCGATATCTTGTACTTTTTGATTTTTGACATCTTCTCTCCTTTAATTTAGTTATTTTAAGTCCTAAGACTTATTGTTTTTTCTAAAAAACAATTACAAAAAACAATAAAAAAAATAAAAAAATTTATTTCCTGGATTCCTTCTTAGATGCTTTCTTAGGCCTCTTAGACTGCTTTTTCTTTTCTGCTAATCCTTTTTCAAGTTTTTCCACAATTCCTTTTATTCTGCTCATTTTAACTTATTGCTTCATCAGGATCAACAGGCGCGGCAGTTCCAGCCATTGTATGGTTCCCTATAATTCCAGTATTTGTTGCTGCACTTTCAATTGCAGTCGCACTTTCTGGCACCATAACATAGTTATCAACAATCAGATTTCCTCCAGTTGCATTTTGGTCGATTCCAATAGATCCACTTCCAGTAGTTAAGTTAATGAAATTTCTTTCAATAACATTTCCATATTCTGTGCTGGTATCATCCATTAGTATCCCTTTAGCACCGTCAACTGTTGAATAAATCCTGTTGTAAGCTATATGGCTGTCAATTAAGTAGTAATCGGCTCCACCTTCTGCATAGATTCCATTTGTGAAATCACCACCAGCTTCTCCGATTTGGTTGTTACATATCTTTGTAGATCTAACATCCATTAATTGGATTGCTGTTGTTGTTGTTCCATGAGTTCCTTTGAACCTGCAATTCTCGATTACACAATTATCTGCAGCTAATGCATAAATTGCTGGCACATCGGTTGTCATGTTAAATTGAATGTTTTTTATTGTGCAGTTCGCACCAGCCAATAAAATAAGTCCATATGTTGGCTCATTTGTATCGGTGATATTCACTCCTGAATCGCTTCCTGGGTGACCTAAACCTATTAGATGTATTCCATGTCCATACATCCTCAAATCTCCTGTGGGTGCGTATGTTCCTGGAAATACAAATACATAGTATTCAGCATCATCAGAATAATCATCTCTTGCAACTTTGTTTCCAGATGTATTCCCAAAACACTTGTCTAATGTTGCGAATGCTGTGCTTGGACTTAATCCATCATTACTATCACTTCCATTCTCTTCATCTACAAAATAGATTTTCCCGGCAGTTCCTTTCATAACTCCTGATAATCCACCTGTAAATGCTACAAATTGATCCCAAGTATAGGGTCCATTTCTAAATGGAGAGCTAGTTGGATTCCCACCTGGATTTTGTAAACCTTGTCTTCCCATTTTTTATTTAGAGGTCTATGCATCTCCAACAACTATTAATGCATAAGTGTGATCTGTAGTTCCACCTGCAGCATCTATTGTGATTGTTCCAGATGAATCTGTTGCAGTCACAACATCTCCTGATGTTTGATCCCATGCAACTACCCAATCAACACTAGACAAAGTCTCTCCACCAGTTACATCTGAATCTGTTACATCAATAGTGTCACCGCTATCAGCTGTTGAAGCAGTTTCTATATATAACATTTTCTTTCCTGCATTTGGTGTAAGTCCTTTTGTTGTCACGCTTGATAATGCTCCCATTTTTTACCTCCTATAATTTAATTTATATTTTAAAGAGTTTTTTTCTCTGTTATTTTTTCTGTAAATTTAAAAATAAAATTTAAATCTAAAAAATAACAAAAATTTATGCAATGTCATCTATAAAGCTATTAAAAGCAGCGTTTCTCATTATAAGACACTCGTAGATTTTTAACATGAACTTTTGTGAATCATTGGTTTTAGCCAAATCCTCATAAGTCATGTCTTGTAAAACTCTCATTTCAATGTAGTCTGTATCTAAGAAATATATCTGTTTTGCACCAGATGTATTTGATAAATACATGCTTGGGATTACTGGAATCGGTCCTACCATTGTTTGTAACACTATTGCAGCGTTAACTCCAAAAGGTAATGTTCCTCCCATATCACTTGGGTTATATCTAAAAGTATCAATTATGATCTTTCGGATATCCTGAACTACTGAACTAGATGCTATTGCGATTTTTGGCCTTCCGCCATCATCAAAAGCATATCTAACAGCTGTTTCAATATCATCCCAAGTCAATGCTGCTCCATCCAAATCCACAACATTAGTTGTGCCTTGTAACTTAACAATTCCTGAGAATTGTGTTGAGTCGGAGCTTGCATCTCCATTAACAATAAGGTTCTCTTCGAGTTCTCTTAATTCCCTTGCTTTCATAATAACTTCTAGTTGTTTTGCATTTGGAACTCCAGAGGGACTAAATGGTTCGCCTCCGCCTAATCCTGCTCCTGTTGGTTGGAAACCTTCAAGAATATAACTAGGCATTGCTGCTTGCATTTGTCCTGTAACTCTTCCGACTGCATACAAGAACTTTATGCTTGTGCTTGCTCGGTCATAAGTATCATTTGCTTCTGGAAGTGCTGCATCCTCAGCTGCAGTATAAGCAGATCCTTTTGCAGTTATTATATTATAATCTGCAGTAAGGCCCTGGTTTGTAACTCTAGGAATTAATTCAACTAATGGAGTGAATTTTCTTGTAGTATCTACAATTCTAGGATCTACATAAATAGGCACAAGTGCATATCCTGCAGTTCCTGCTCCTCCAGTTGTTGAAGTAAGAGCTTTCATACCGATTGACATTAAGTCTTTCAACTTAGGTCTATAATCGATATTATTCCAGGCATCAGCATACTTAGTTTGATCCTTTAAAGCACCGAAAGAGTGTGCGTATGCACTTTTACAATCTATATTTCCTACTCTTGCTGTTCCTATTCCTTCCATCTTAAGTTATTATGTCCAAAGGATTTAAAGATTTGTCTTCAACAAAGTTTTCAGATTTGTCTTGCTGCTCTACTTTGCTTTTCATTACTGGCTTTTTAAGAGCTGCCTTAACTTCCATTATCTCTTTTTTAAGCTTCTGAATTTCTGATTTTGTTTCAGTATCAGATTCCTGAGATTCAGATTCAGATTCGTTGTCAGATTTCTCTGGCTTTTCTTCTGTTTCTTCATCTTTTTTGTCTACTGATTCCTTTTCTTCAAATTCAGATTCTTGAGATTCAGATTCTTCTGATTTAGATGACTCGTTTTCTTTATTATCCTCTTCAGACATTTTTTTAACCTCCTGTTTATTTAATTTCATATCACCTTCGTGATTATGAAATGATTTGTAGCTTTCCTCGCCTAATACCTCTGTCGCTACTGCTTCAGGACTATCTACCTTTCCTTGTTTTTTTAATTTATCAACTAATCTATGCCATTTGGCTGAATGTTTTCTTTTTGATTCTATTTCTTGATCTTTTAAAAATTCTAAAGATTTAGCAAATACATTTGTTATAGTTGAGTAAGTGTTTACTGGATTTCCTGTAAAAGCAACATTTAATAAATTAATTTTGTCTAGCATTCTAATTTCTTGGCCATCTCTTTTTTCTATTCTGGCTTTTTGAGGTATAAAAGCAATTGAAAAAGCATCTAAAAATCCGTCTTTGATTGATCCCATAACCTCTTTAAATCTGCTTGCGTGTTTGTTTAATATGGCTCTTACCTTAAGTCCTTTCTTGTCAACTAAAAAATCATCTATTTTTGCTGCTGGGATTATTGTTTTATTTATTTCTAATTCAACCTCATTATTTCCCCGGAAGCTTTCATGTTCTACATCTAATTTAATGGTTCTGTTTTTCATCTGCTCAGCCATATCCATAATACAATCTTTTGTGACAATATCATTCACTAAATCCAGATCAGAGGTAGAAATGTATCCCTCAACTATATAATCCTCTGCTTCTTGTTTTAGTTCAATAGGCGAGCTAGTAAATATAAAATTTGGATTTCCCATAAAATATATAATTAAAAGTTATATTTAAAAATTGTTGTTTAACAGAATTATTCTTTTAATAAAAAAATAACGGAGCTCCTGCAGTCGATATGACTTGGAGGGCATGGTCCAGACCATCCAGAGGTCTTATCTTCAAAATTTTCGTCCATGTTGACTACCTTTCCATTTAATCTTTTACATATTGAGCTTGTTCTGTGATCTATAACTGCACTCCACTTTTTTTGATATCTTTCACCGCTTGATTTAAAGGCCTGTAACTTTCCTTGATTTTCTGCTCGGTTTGTTTCGGTTCTAGCTATCATTTCTGCTCTGTTTTCACCTTTCTTAAAAACTGATCCTATTCTTTTAGTTAATTGATCTGTTCCCTCCCCTGACATAATTCCTCTTTCAAGTTCTTGTCTGAGATCATTTGTTATTTCCTCTGTCATGCCTTTTATATTATTAAAAGTGTATTCTTGAATATATTCTATTGCTTGTTTGTTTACTATGAAATTTTTGTTTAATTGTTTTTCTGCGTCTTCCCATCCCTTAGAAAAGGTATGTTTAATTACTGCGTCACTTATAGTTTTTAATCCCTGAAAAGTGATTATTTTTTTAATTGATTTCGCTATGTCATCGATTGATTTAATTTCTCTTAGTTTGTTCATTCCTGCTTCTTTCTTGATTAATTCTTTAATTTTTTTTTCGTTTTGTCTTAAAACATAAATAATTGCTTTTTTTAATCTATCATCATTTAGCGTTTCATTTTCTCTTAGAATTAAAGGATTTTCTCCTGTTTGTAATGCTTTCTCTCCGGGCCATTTTCCAGTTATTTTTTTGTAAATTGTCTTCAATTCAAAATCAGTTAATTCTTTCAACATTTTGTAAAACCTCTTTTTTTACTTGTCCGAAATTATTTTTTATTTGTGATTCCCAAAATCTCAAAATATTAAATCCATTTCTCTCAGCTATTTTATTTTTCTCTAAATCTCTTTTTGTTCCCTTAGGATAATTATGCCAATAGTTTCCATCGCATTCAATAAGTAAATTTCCTATTTTAAAATCAAAAGCAGCTCCTTCTAATATAAACTCTTTCTCATAAGGAATATTATTTTGAATCAAAAAGGTTTCCATAATTCTTTCAATA